ACTCAAAAGGCAAATATAGTTGTTAATCCATGGGTAGATATTATTTCTAGATATCAAATTCCTTCTGTGGTACAAGCTACTGTTAAAACTAAAAAGGATTACGGATTATTTATCACAATAGAAGATTGAGTGACTGGTTTGCTACATGTTAGCGAATTAAGTGAAGAAGTAATGAGCGTATTTAAAGCTGGTGACCCTATCACGGTACAGATTACAAGAATCGATGTTGATTCGATGAAAGTCTTTTTAAAGATGCCGCAATAACTATTGCAACGAGAGTGTGATATATAATCAAACGGTAATATCATAATCTTAGTATGCAAAAATTAACTATAGATTCTCCGAGAGAATCAATCCTAAACGCAGCACTCATGGGTGTTGAGTTTGAGTTCTATTCTAACCTCGATCTAGAAGTAACCAGAAAAGCTCTGGAAAAACTTCTAGATCGAAAGATTAGATTAGAAGATAAAGCCCATTCTGATTTTGTACCATCTGCTGAAGAATTTAAAATTGAGCCAGATATGTCTGGTGGTAAAGGATTAGCAGAGTTGGTTACGGGACCTATCTCTTATAGAAATGCCAGATTAGTGGTTATTAAGATGTTAAAATGGATATCTGAAAATGGATATACTAATGACAGAGCATCAATTCATATAAATTTATCTTTCGATAAAAAGTATCTCGAAGATAAAGATCTTGTTTCTAAAATGAATGTTCTTAAATTTATTTTAGAATTTGATGAAAAACAAATCTATAAGTTTTTCCCTGAACGTGAAAATTCTACATATGCAAAGAGTGTAAAATGGGTAATGCCAAAAATTGAAGCATTTCATTTTGATGGTAATCATATAGCGTCAAACAATTTTAAATTTGCTGACACAAAATATTATGGAATTAATTTTTCCAAAAAAGAAAAGAATTACTTAGAATTTAGGTATATTGGTGGAGCTGATTATGAGAAAAAATCAGATGATATTCTTTATTTAACTGAAAGATTTTTAATGCAAATGTGGAATTCGTGTAATGACTCCAGGTTTAATGATGAGAATAAAATAGAATTACAGAGAATTTTAAATAAAAATAAACCTATCTCAGATATACTAAAGGACTACTCTAAGGTATCTGAACATTATCCCGACATAACTATATTGGTAGATTTAGTAGATAACCCAGTCATTATTAAATTGCAATGGGAAAGGTTTAAGAATAGAGTAGTAGATCTTATAGTAAATGGATCTATGACAGCCGGCTTAATTAATTATGATTCTAATTATGGAGCCACACAAATAAAAGATGGAAAGTTTCCAACTGTTTATCAATTAGAAGATTTTGAATTTATAGATTGTGAAATAGCTGGGAATGTAACTAATTCTAGTTTTTATGGGTGTGAAATAACTGGGTCTGCTATCATGTATGGTAGTTTATACAAAGGCACTAAGGTAAAAGAATCAAAAGTAGAATCTAGTTATACACATGGTAGTTGTGAATTAATAAACTGTTATGTTGCAGGTAGAGATACTATGTTTAAAGGTAAAATGATTGGAGGTATATTCAGAGAGGGTTTCAAAACAAAAGATGCCAGATTTGAAGATACTGAGATTGTTGTAAGTAAAAAAATAAGAGAATAAAATGAGTGAAATTAGAAGCGGTTCAAACCAAGATTTAACTTCTGGTAGAAATTTCGATCCAAATTGTCTAAATACTTTTTTAGAAGAAATAGGTGATGATATTACTGGGGCATGTATGGTACCTATTAATTTGCCACAAAAAGAGATTGTTAATATAATTAAAAGAGCCAAAAAATGGTTTTATAAAAAATATGAATATTCTGTAAAAGAAAATTTATACCATATTCCAAATAGTGTATTTAGTACATCACACTTTAAAAGCCACAGAGCACTTACGTTGCCTGGGCCAAGTGCAGACGGAGGTGGAGGTGTATATTCAGTATATGGTTTATATGACTTAGCTTCAGGTTGGAATGGAGGCGGAGGCGGAATGGATGTGAGATTCCAAGGTGGTTCTGACTTTTCAATGGAGCGAATGTTATTTAGAGGAATGTATGAAGGTTCTGGTATGGCTGAAGCCGCAGAAGAACTACAGTATTATGTATTGAACGCTTCTATGGCAGATTTGTCTAGACAAATACTTGAAAACCCTATTTCATTTCATTATTCTAGTTTAACTGGAGAATTAAAATTTATGGGTGATACACCAAAGGGTGATGTTATTTTAGAGATATATGAAACTATCCCTGATTGTGCATTATATTCAGATGAAATATTCTTTAGATATGTGAGTGCAAAAATAAAACAATCTATTGGTTCTAAATTAGCAATTTTTAAATTTGCCCTTCCTGGTAATGTTGATTTTGATTATGATGCCATTAAAAGTATGGGTGATGATGAGCTATCAGAGATTAACGAAGAGATTCAAGGAGACGAAGGTGTTGATTGGATGATGCATTCATAAATAAAAGAAGATAAATAAATAAATGGAATTATATATAAAATATCCTAGCGATCCTAATTACGACGAAGATCAAGTTCAGACTAATGGTGAAATAGAAATGTTGATCACACAGATTCAAACAATTTTATTCACTAATAGTGGTGAAGTTATGGGGGATCATAAGTTTGGATGTGATTTAGAAACACTTATATATGATTTCAATTCTAGTGAACATAATATTAAATCAGTGATAGTAGATCAGATTAATGCATATTGCCCATTAGCATCAAAATACAATGTTCAAGTGAACATTGACTTTGTTCGAGGTGAAGTTAGAGATATTGCGTTCATAGATATTACGATAGATAGTAGATATGCTATAAAAATAAGCATGCTATAAAAAAGTATACATAAATAATGGCAGAATTAAAATTTTTAAGTACAATTAGAACGGGAGCAGAGTCTATTAAGGCTGATGCTAGAACTTATATTTCTAGGGTATACAATAGAGCTAACACTTTGTTTACTTTAGCTTCACCGTTTGCACAAATAATAGCTGTACTATCAGAAATGATGGATCTTATTATGTATTATATTGAGGATTCTGTAGTAGAACAAAACATATATACTGCACAGCAACCAGAATCAATATATGGTATGTCAAGATTGACAGGTCATGATGCGACAAGAGGATTTGCTTCTACTGGTGAAATTATATTTAGATGGAAACCTGGTGCTGATATGGCAAAAATAGCAGGAAGTTTATTAAATATTAATGGTAGATCAGAAATTAAATTTGATGCTAACGGAATGACGTATACTTTATTAAATTCTGTTGAATTATTTAAATTAGAAAAAACAAATTATAATGCATTTAAAAGTGCAATAATTCAAGGTAAATTTGAATCACAAACTGTGACTTCTAATGGTGAAAAATTACAATCATTTAACATTAATACTGGTGGAATCACTGATCATAGTAAAGTTACTGTAAGTGTTAATGGTGAGCAATGGACAAAGCATGAATCTCTTTATGATCTATTATCTGATGAGAAAGCATATTTAATTAAAACTGGTATTAGCGGAGGTTTAGATCTTTATTTTGGAAATGGAAGTTTTGGAATGGTGCCACCAAATGGTGCTAGTATTAAAGTGGAATATGTAAAACATTCTGGAATTGCTGGTAATTTAGATGATTCACCTGATCTAACTATTAAGTGGGATGCAACTGGTTATGATTCTAATGGAACAGAACATGATTTAAATGAATTCTTAGATGTAACTGTTACTTCATCTCCAAAAATGGGTAGTGATAGAGAGAATACTCAATTTACAAAAATAATGACACCACTTGCAAGTAAATCATTTGTATTAGCTACACCTGATAACTATGAATACTTTTTGTCAAGATATAATATGTTTTCTTACATAGATGCATATAACACTACTGACGATCAATATTTAGATGATGATAATGTTATTTATATTTTTGCGGTGCCAGATGTTAATAAAAAATTAGCTAAAAATCAAGATTACTTTACTGTACCACAAGAAGAAATGTTCTTTGATCAAGGTGAGTATGATGCAATGCATAAGGTTTTAGAAGATAGCGGCCAACAAATGGTAACAACTGAAGTTGTTTTTGTTAAGCCACAGATAAGAAAATATAGTATTGATATTAATATTAGATTCTTTGAAGGTTATACTAAGGATGAAATTTACACAGCTGTAAGAGAGAGAATGTCAACATACTTATTAAATATAACAAGAAGAGATAAACTGCCTAAGTCTGATATTATTTATATCTTAGAAGAAGTAGCAGGTATTGACGCTGTAAATGTTAGGTTCATTTCAGAGACAGAAGAAACAGCAAGAAGACTTGGTTATTATGAATCAATTACTACTACCGTGGTTCCACAAGAACCAGTAACACTGGAAACTGTAGGAAATGGAAAACAAAAATATGTTTTCTTTAAGAAAATAGAGGATGTAAAGGTGGTTCCAGTTGATGAAAATACTGTTATTCCTCCTAAGGTAAAAGGATTAGATCAGTGGGGTGATATTATAATGGAAAAAGAAGAAGTTGCTGTTTTTAGAGGCGGATGGTTAGATAGAGATGGTGACGTTATGGAAGATGATGTGTTAATTAACGCTGAAGCTGCGGTAAGTATAAACTTTGAAGCAGATCCTGTGCCTAGAACAATATACACTAGAGTACAAGCTGGAAATAGAAAGGCACTTAAATAATGGGTTTATTTACAAATTTATTTAACTATAGACAACGTAGAAGATATGATTCTGCTAAATCTAGAAAGGATGATAGATTACACACGGGATTTAACTACGATGATGAGTTGGCTCCAGGAGAATTTATTAGTAAGTCTTTGTCTGGTCACATTCAAAGAAATCAAACTATGCAACATTTTTTAATATTCTTAGATGACGCATTAAAGAATTTATTAAAGGGTGCAAGATATTTAAATAATTTTAAAAATTACACCGTTGACGAAAACACAAAGAAAACTAAATAATGTACGATAATTTAAGATTTTTTAAAGGATTAGAATATGATTTAAACTTCGTAAAGGATAACTCTGATGTTTATCAGGGAACTGTGCATTTATCTGAGGTTTCTGCTGGTTTATATGAAACTATTAATTTATTTATATTAGAAGAGTGTGAATTATTCGGAGACCCTATTATAAATTTCCCAGTATCTGAAACACCAGATAACGATAAATTTATATTTGAATGGAGTGAAGATACTAGATTTGGTAGTAAAGATATTACACTATATAATATAGATCATTCTGGAAATCTTCCAGTAATTAAAGAATTAAAATCTCAAACTATTGATCTAATAGATTTTAGTAAAGTTGCGGTATTTAATGATGGTACTAAGGCGTTGTGGGAACAAGATAGTACCGCTATTCAAATTAATATAGCGTTAAATTCATTAAAAGCTGGACCACATGTTAGAAACTTGCACATTTATCATAGCGCAGCGGGTGTAAAAACACTTATAGCAGATATTGAAGTTTATGGTGAAGTAGTTGCTGAAGATGAAAGAACCAAAATTCTTCTTCAAAACTTTGGAGCTACATTAGATGAATCTGATTTTATGTTATTTAAAGATCATGACATTAGTGAAATGTCACCTGATTATAAATTACTGAATAAGAAAAGAAAGGAATTACTTTTAGAATTACACAACATAAAACCATTTGTTGGTACATATAAAGCAATATTGAATGCAATAGATTTCTTTGGTTATGACAAAATAACACTTAAGGAATATTGGTTAAATGTTAATAATTCTGTTAAGAACTTTGGTAAATTATTTGCAGTTCCAGTTCCTAACTCTTCTGTTAGGGGTGAAAACACTAGAAAGAAATTAGCGTTTAAACTGCCTTCTAGTACAATGAAAAAAACTAGTAAGTTTAGTCTTGTATATAGATTAAACGAGCCGAATGGAACATTTGATCATTGGGATATTCCTAATGTTGATGAGGTTTTTGATTATACACCAGAAGAAGTACTTATTAAACTATATGGTTTAAAGGCAAAGTTACAAAAAGATTATTTACCGCTTCAAGCAAAAATTATAGATATTACTGCCGAAGGAGATTACTTCTCTCAAAGAAATATAAATGTATGGAATATTCAAAATGGCATTGATTTCTTTAGTGAAGGACATGATATTAAGTTTAATGTATTTCCTAACGATAGACAGTTATTTATAGAAGATATGTCAATGGTTTTAAAACCATCGCTTAATCAAGATGATGATTCTAATAACTATAATTTATTCTTAAATACTAAAAGCGGACAAGAACATACATTAACCCCAAATAATAGAACAGAATTAAAGAGTATATTTAGAGAGTTTTATGAAACATATCATAATCAAGAATTATATTCTTATAACCCTAACATTCCAATTGGATGTCCTGTATTATTAGACGGTACAGAATCATTTGATGATATTTGGGATGAAGCTAAATTTACTTGGGAAGATGCTCACAATCCAAACGATACTTTGTTAATTACATGGAACGATTGGTGGAAAGCATGGGTTTATGAAATAGAATGGATTATTACAAGTAAAAATAAAGGGTATGATCAGACTTATAGGGGTGCGATAGATGATTATTTGATTCTTCCATTGATATTACCACATGATGACATATATACTGTCGAGATGAGAACATATGATCTCTTTGGGCACAGATCTCATTATAGAATGAAAGATCTAATAGATGTAAAACTTAAAAATCTAGAATTATACGGTATTTATAAGTGGTTAGAAGATGATTCATGGGATAATAAAAATCTACCGTGGCAAAAATCAGGTGGTTATTGGAATCAACCTCAAGATAATGTAACAACTATCGATGATGATATTGCTACTCTTTATTTAACATTAGATAGAGCAAATTACATTCACTTTGAAGAAGATCAAGGAGTTAGATTTTCAACTGTTAGTAGGTATTTAGATATTTATTCTGAAACTGCATATAGTGAAACTACTGGACCATATACATGGGACGAATCAACGTTTGATTGGAAAGACACTGAGCATTTAGCGTGGCATTTCATGAGAGTTGGACCTGATTTAACTTCAAGTTTCAAAATAAATGATATACAACAAGGTGATACCTTAGTAATAACACATAAAGATCCAAAAACTGGAGAAATAAGCACAGGATCTCATCAAATAGTTAATGCTACACCAACCACGTTTAATGATGTAAATGGTTGGACTCAAATAATGAATGAATTACAACAAAGTGAAGACTATGTTATTAGTAAATTTAATTATAACGCAATATTTGAAGATTCTGACGATAATGATGTAAGTGATGTTTTTAAATTCATATTGGTTGTAGGAAAAGAATACTCAAAAACTTATGATTTTGAAGACGCTTCGATAATAAAAATTAATAATTCATCAAACGCTAATATTAGCGGTGAAATTCACGTACAACATTACAATCCAACATGGGACGACACCAGAGTATTTAATGATTATGCAGAGGTTGAAAGATCTACACATGTTACATTTTCAACAGATATTTCTAGATTCCCTGGAAGTAAAAATGCTAAATGGACTATCACAAATATAACTAACCCAAAAATCACTGATATATACTATAATAATATGTGGCTTACATATATCTTTAAAGAACCTGGGTACTACAATATTCAGCTAGAAACTGAAGATACAAATGGAAATAAAAACCTTGTAAATAGGAACATGTTAAAAGTAAAATAATAAAAACAATAAAAATGGCAAACATTACTGAAATTTTAGGAACTGATTCAGTTTCTTCATCGAGACCGATCATCAATAGCAACTTTGAGTTGTTAAATGATGAGTTAGCATCTGTTACGGCCTTGTTAAACCCAACTACCTTAATTTTAAGTGGAGTCGCTAGCGTATCTACTTCATCGTTAACTGTTACACAGAACGGTGCTAACTTATTATTAGTAAATAATTTAGGTGCCGCGTTTAACACTGCTGCAATTTTTAATTCATCTGTAAAATTAGATGGAGATTTAGTAAAAAGCGGAGTCTTAGGAACTGCTGCTACACCAACAACACAAGTTACACCAGTTTCAATAACTGCGGTTACTTACTTTATTGATAGTCACTTTACATTACCAGAAGCGGTAGATGGACAAGAGGTAACAATTATTAATGTTGACGGTAGTTCTAAATCTGTGTTATCAGGTACAGGAGCTACTTTAGGTGCTACATCTATTACACTCGAAGGATTAAACTCAACAGTTACATTAAGATGTTTTGATAATAAATGGTATATTATCTCATCGCACAACACAACAATAGTATAAACAAAACTTAAAGAATAGATGGCAACTCCTCTAGTTAGAATACCGCAGCCAATGGGCGGCACAATGTATGCTTTCGCATCTTCTGCGAGAGACATGACTAGGGCTTTTAATAGTTCAGATTTAAATTTTGAGTTTAGTAAATACGCTTTATTAGATCTTCCAGATTTTACTGATTCTGTTAATGGCTCTAACACAATAGATTTTGAATTAAATCTTAAACAACCTTCAGGTGATGCATATGTTGCTGGAATGCCTAATGTGGATTTTGCACAAACATTCCAAAATTATGCGCTTAACTTAGAAGAGCTGTTATTAAAAGACGATGATTATGATCCAATAATATTACAATCAGATTCTGAAAAGATATTTTTTAAATGGTTAAGTTCTTTGGGTGCAGTAGATTTTATTGCAGCTGATTCTAACCAGACACTTGTTGGTAATTATACCGAAAAAGTTAATGGTACGTTTGCTAGTGATAACTACGATAGAGTTGTTAAATATTTAGGAACAATAGATGCTGAAAACGATGTTGCATATCAAGGTAACACGTATCATGAAGTCTATATTAATGTACCTACTTCAGTAGGTTATACTCCGACTGTTTTATTTAAACCAACAAATTATAATACGACTGCAACAAAATTATATGCAAGTGATTATGTAGAGGGCAGAGAGGCACAATTACACCCTGATCCAAACATAAACATGAATACTGTTGTTGATGAATATACGTCAAGTAGTGGAGCTTATTATAATATTCAAACTAATGCTACTAACAGTGTTGGAATTAATTTCGATGCAACTGCATATGAAGAAATTAATAATGACGTTGAAGTAGAATCACTATTAGATTTTGCTAAAAAGGGACAAAGGTTTACATTTAATGCCATTCTTGTATACTATGATATTTATAGCGAATCTATTTCTGCAAATAGAGCAACTAACTTATATGGAATATTAATTTTAGATGATATACAGGACGCTTATGGACCTGGTTCTAAAATTAACGAACAAATTAAATTTAAACCGAACGAGGTTACAGGTTTAAATGGTAATGCATTTTCTTTAAAATTAAATCTTAAATTTAATTCTTCATTAGATAATGTTGGTGTAGAAACAAGTGTAAATGATTTTACAACTTTCTCTATGGATTTATTCATGGACACAACAACTGCTCTTGAAAATGCAACTGAATTGTTAATACAAGCTAATAATAGATATGCTGCTATTGTAGAAAGATTAGATTCTATAGAAAATATTGTTTCTTCTACTGAAGACACAACTGCTTTATCGCAAAAGGTTCAAGTATTAGAAGATGATTTTCAAAGTAGTTCTCTTCAATTAGCGGATTCAAATTCTCTTTTAGAATTAATAACAAAGGCACATACTAAAATTAATTCTTTAATTGATGGAACTATTCCAGTAGAATTACAATACAATACAGATATTATATTTGCTGGAAAGGGTACAGAAGTTGATAAAACTATTCCTAATAAAATTAAAATTGACAGTACAGTTGACGGTTATACATTAAATAGCCCATACTTGTGGAATATAGCAGCAAGAACAATCGCTACTAAATTATCTACAACAGAGCAATTTGATGCAGGTGTAGCAGGGAATGGATCTTCTAAGTTTGCAATTTGGTCTAGACTTGAAGAATTTTCAAACAGATTAAGTTTAAAAGGATTATTCTCATCTGAGCCCGAAAGTGACCTTAATATATACATTGACGATAGTTTAGTTTCGTGGAAAAACGGACAAACTTTCAAAATTACATTTGATGAAATAAATATGTCAGGAAATAATATTAAATTTTGGACAAACTCAGTTGGAGGTTTTGATCAATTAATATTTAATGTTGACTCAACTCAATTAATAACAAATAAACCATATATTGAATTAGTGTGTATTGATTACACTAACTATCAATTTGAAGCCGATATTTTAAGATAATATGAATACTAATAACTCTATTTCTAATTCGCTCAAGAAACTACTTGAAATTAATTCAAATTCTTTAAAGACATTTGAAAGAATCAATGAGGCGATAACTACAGATCAAAAGGATGTACCTCTTGAATTGCTAACTGAAGACGGAACTAAAACTGTTTATGTGCCTTCTTTTGGTTACATGAAAAGAGAATTAGAAAGATTAGATGTTAATTTAAAATCTTTAGCAGGTTTAGGAAAAGGAAATACTAGGATTAAATTACCAGACGGTACTTACCAAAGTATTATTACAACACGATTAAAAACTCCTGCAAATGACATAACTAGTTTTGTTAGACCAGTTAATTTTGGTACAAAACCTAACTATTTCTTTGAAGACTTTTTAAATCCTTTACTTACAACTAGTATTAATGTTAGTGGACAAATTCCAAATGAAACTGAAAGAGTTTTAGTAAAACGAATTTTATTTGATTCTACAAGTGCAGTCACTGTTGAATATTTTAACACTAATTTTAAAAACAAAGAAAACCTAGATTATAATACTGTAATTAGAGATATTGCAAATAATAGTTTAACATACATACTAGATGAAGATACTCGTGATCTTCCATATAGAACTGCACAATTTACTGGTAAATTTGATGTATTAAAAATTAGTAATTCTAAAAGAGAAGTTTTAGTCGATGGTGTTACTAAAAAGAAAGCTATAAAATTATACACTATAGATTCTTTAACATATTCTGATTCTAATAAAGATCTAAAAGATACTGAAGCACTTAAGGTTGGAGATGAATTAATGGTTCAAAGCGGTGCTAGAAATACTAGATATAAAATAACTAGAATCGATGGTTCGGCTAATCAGGTTGAATTATTAATAGTAGAAGGATATGAATCTATTAAGATCGGAGCCAATCAACTGGGCATATATAAAAACGATGAGGCTAACTTAAGCATAGATATTAATGTAGGATTTAATGAAAGAGCATTAGTTTTTGTTAAAGCTATAGATTCAGATTCTAAAATATTGGCAGAAAATTGGTCACCTGGTATTGGATTTTATTCAAACGAATTAACATTAATCCAAGCTGATGGGTCATCAATTAGATTAGATGATTATTACAAAGCAGAAGTTGCTGATTTTGGGAAATATATTACAGCACTTAAAGAAGATGCTATCCCTCCAGCAGCACAAGGTATTACACCCGATGCTCCTTCTTTAAACAATAACAACTTTAAAGTAGTTCAAATTAATTCTCATTTGACGGCTAACGATACTGCTGATAAAATTAAGAAGCTATCTGCTGATAAAATTAATGTAGAAGAGAAGATTAAGAAATTAGATGAAACTATAGTTAAAAAACGTTCTGAAATTTCTACTAAAAAATATGAATCTTCGATACAACAAGATAAAGATAAAAATGAATTAAACTCACTTATTACAGAGAGAACAAGTGAAACTAGTTTATACAATAGTATTGTAAATCAAATTCAATCATTAGCTTCTGGAAGCAATGCACCAAAAATTGCCCCTAAGTATAGGGTTAGAGGATTCTGGGAAATTCCAGTGGCAAAGAAAGTTGCTGATACATTAGATCAAAACATTGTTAGATTTGTTGTACAATATAGATACTTGTCAACTAGCGGAAAAGCAAGTGAAGTTACTCAACTACCGTTTACTGATGGAACAAGAGAAAAAACAGCAGTCTTTTCTAACTGGAATGAAATGGAAACTAAAGTTAGATCTAGATATAGAAACTCGATCACTAGAAAATTTGAGTGGAAAGATAGTTTAGTAGAGGATGCACAAGAGGTAAACTTTAACCAACTAGATCTTGCAATTAACGAAGGTGAATTAGTTGAAATTAGAGTTAAATCAGTATCTGAAGCTGGATATCCTGCAAACCCAATATATTCTGATTGGTCAGAATCAATTACAATTGATTTTCCTATTACAGAAATCGATACTACTAATGTTGACGCATTGTTAATGTCAAATGCGGCTGAAACAGCATCCGTTAAAATATCACAAGAACTTACCTCTAAAGGTGTGTTTACACATATTGATGATTCATTTAGTGCTAACGAAAAATATTATGCACATAACGCAACATCAATTGCATCAGGATTCTTATCAGCTGAACAAAAACCAATCTCAGTATATGATAAAATTGCTGAGTTAGAATTACAAATTTCAGAGCTTAAGGGTACGGTAGAAGTTGAAATAGGTGAATTAGTTGTTAAAATAATGGATGAGGACGGTACAATTACCGTTATTAACAATGACACCAAAAACCAAATATTTGCTGGTTATTATACAGATGAGGTTGCAAGTCTTACTGTTAAAAAAGGTCACATTGTTACAAAGACGTTTAAACTTCTATTAGAAAACACAAAAGCTACTAAACTTGAATTAGTTTCAAGATTAGTTGGAGATAGAAACTTACCAGCATACAGATCTAGTGCATCAGGTACTAGTATTGCTGATAATGGGTTTGGTGTAAAATTAAATGATTTAGGAGTTGCTGACACTGATAATAAAATTTCGTCAGACAATTATTACACATCTGAAGGTAAATACGATTTAGTTCCTATTCAGTTTCAAAATATAAGTACATCTTCTATTAATTCTTATGATTTATTAGCTGAAGCACCGTATCAATCAGCACAAAGACGTGGTCAATTTGTTTATTCTAGATTTATGGATGTTTCAAATCAAAATCCGCTATATGTTACTGAATCATTACTTGGTAGTGGGTCGGTAGATTTTAATAGTTATGAATATGGTTTAGGGTATGCTATTTTTGAAGGTGATTCAAGTGCAATTAACATTAAAGCATCAACAGGTAACGGTGATTCGGTAGATTTCATATGGACTGGAACGTTCGGTACACATGGTAATTCTACAAATGCAGACTTAAGTGGAGGTTTTCAATCTGACAAAATAGATGTATGTAGTGTTGGAACTATAGGTGCTGCGAATTATAATAATGGTTTATATCTTCACAAGGATCATCCTGATTTAGAGAACATATATTCATCATATGTTGAAGCTGTGCCTAATTCAAGTAGTGTTTCAGACGCGGATCAAAAAGATAATTTACAAGATGTTGTAGATAATGCACTTTATACAATGCCGATTCCTTCTACATATGCAACTGGAACAACGTTTGTTTATAACAATCCATTAATAGGAAATAGCTTTTCATCTCCACTGGTGGATGCAGTTAAAGCTACAAAACAATTAGCGTTTCAAAAAACTGATAATAATTTCATCAAATCGGGCGACAGAACATTTAAAATGTCATTTGATGCAAATGACCAATTTCTTTTAGGTGGACGCTCATGTGGTGCATTCTTATTTTTATCGCCTATTAATTTAGATACTTTAAAAGTTGAAGGTGATGCTAAACAAAGTAGAAAAAGTATTAAAAAGAAAGTCGGTACTTTAGACAGTTCTAGCGCTCTTTCAGTTGATATTATATTCCAATATAGAATGACTGATTATTTTGGTAACGATCCTGATTCTGATATCGGTAGAGTAGGTGGTCAAGCTAAATTAAGATTCCCAAATCTTACATACACTAAGAAAATAGGATTAGATATTTTTGACAAATATGATCAACAATTCTCATTTGATTTAGAAGTGTTTGCTAAATATAGAGCTAAAGGTAAAAACTTAAATTCTATTAGAGCTGCGAAGCTAACTAGATTCGCTAGATAAACCACAACATACGATAGTCTATAATAAATCTGGATATATAATACAGACAAAAGTATTGTATGCAAAAAAGATTTTAATAGATGTCACAAATTACATTAAGAAATTCTAATACGGGAGCAGATCCAGCCAATGGAGCTAATAGTTTATGTTTTAGTGGCCTAGATGGTATATTAGATTTATATTACACTGGTACATTAACTGCAAATGGTGGAAGTTCAGCCACAGGAACAATATTAAATACCGATAGTGCTAACCCCACTCCATGGGATGGACAGAATAAATTGTACATTGATGAGTTAGGTTGTAATATATTAAGAATATCCAGTGCCGGTGAAGTAATGGAGTTATTTTCAAATGACACGGGTACAGGTGTGCCAGTGTGTACTCCTGTAATTACTGTAACAGGTCCTAATCTTATTGATGATCACTTAGAAGGTACAGTATATACTGACCAAGGTGCTACTTTAGAGGAAGAGTGCCCATCTGGTGGTAGTATAACGGTAACAGGTGTACCCGATGGCATGACAGTTGGAAATTATACTATAACATATACATATCCTAACGCAGTAGATAAAATTAGAACTGTAAATGTGGTTCCAGCTCCGACACCAGTTCCACCAACAGCAACGCCTGTGCCAACACCCGTGCCAGATACAACGCCTCCGGTAATATCGCTTACTGGAAATGCTATAATAACTATCGAGGTAGATCCATCTTTTACAGGTCCATATATTGAAGATGGTGCTACGGCATTGGATGATGTAGATAATGACATTTCATCGCTCATAGTAATTGGAAATTTAAATAATGTAGATCCAACTAACGTTGGCGTTTACACGATTACATATAATGTTAGTGATACCGCAGGAAATCCCGCAGTTGAAGTTACTAGAGAAATTCAAGTTGTAGATACTACAATACCTGTAATTGTACTTCAAGGGGATAATCCTTTAAACATTAATATTGGTGCTGCATATAGTGAACCTGGTTTCGCCGCAACTGATAATTATGACGACAATGCAACTCTTACTGGTGCTGTAGTTGTAGGAGGTGATACTGTGGATAACTCAACAGTTGGTCAATATAATATAACATATAATGTAACTGATTCAAGTAATAATAATGCAGTAGAGGTAATTCGCGTTGTTAATGTAAACGACACTTCAGCTCCAATTCCAGAAAACGAGACATATGATGTGGCTTGGAATGCAACGCTCGCTATTATATTAGAAGCTTCAGATAACGTAGATTCTTCTGGTAGTTTAACATATACTATAGTAGATCAGCCAACTAAGGGACAATTAAATGCAGATGGAGGTGATCTCTTTACATATACTCACACTGCAACAGTATACGGACAAGATTCTTTTACTTTTACAGCGACTGATTCAGAAGGGAACGTTTCTCTTCCTGGCACAATAACAATAAATCCAATAAACAGTGCACCTGTTTTAACAGATCCTGGATCAATACAATTACAACAAAATTCAAGCGTTGTATTTAATGTTGGTATACAGGATGCTGATGGCGACGCAATAACAATTATTGAAGATACTGCTGTTTCAAATGGTACAATTCAACTTATACAAACGTCTAGCAACTTAGAGGTAACATATACACCTAATCTTGGTCATTTTGGTGGAGACACATGGGTCATCATAGGTGAGGATAGTAAATCAGAGCAATCAATTCCACTAACTATTAACTTTGCTATTGAGGCCGTTCCGTATTTTGAAATGGATGCTTCATCATTTGGTAGTGATCCAGATGCCATGTGTATTGCACCTAAAACTACAAATGTTTACGGTGGAACAACATACGCAAATAATGTTAGTGAATTATCAATAGGTGATACGGTTTATTATGATCAAAATTTAACTAATAAAGTTACAAGACCTAGTAATACTGCAATATACATAAAGGTTTCTGATTCTAGTAAAACCAGGGTATTAGGTATTAATGCCAATGGAGCAATTACAAGTATTAAAGAATGTGAAAGTAATGCTAATTCTGTATTTACACCAGTTAGATATGCAAGTAGTGAAAACGCATTCTGTGATAATGATGTACAAATCACAAATCTTTGGTATAATGATGATGGAAGTGGTTCAAAAACTTTACTTGAATTAGTAAACGGTTTTGTAAATGTATTTTCTAACGAATATGACTCAGATTTATTTACTGTTACTAATACAGTACAGAGTTCTATAGAAAGCGGAGTTTATGGAGATGTAGATATTACTTTGAATAAATTTTATAAAAGATCATCTATTAATACATGGGGAGAAAACAATGAGGCAAACTCAGGTGGGTTTGATTTTGAGTGTGAGGAAGAAGTGCCACAGGAAACGTTTCCAATAACTGTTCAGTATTTACCAAACTTTGAGGATCCAAATTTAAATGAATTTTGTGCGGGTCAAATTGATAATGAACTCACAAATGTTACTCTATGGTTTAGTAGAGATTTAGGTGCGTCAGCAATTAGTAACTTGTTAGAATTAGCACAGTCAAATATTGCCATATACAAATCTCAATTAGGTGCACAATCACAAGATCCTTTAGATTTATTTGAATCTAACATATTTGCACAAGGTGGTGACGGACATTTAGCGTGGGATAATCTTGGTGATGGTAAAAATTTAAATTGGTATGGATATGATATTAATAATAGGCTAGTTGTTGGAACTGATATTGTAAGTTGGGGCTCGTGTTCAACATATAATGATAGACCTGAGATTAATGGTCTAAATGATATAACAAGTGGTAATAATGATGTAAATATGTTTTACGCATTCTACTCTTATATGCCTGAAATAGAAGGACCCGAAGGTAGTGATCAAAATGATTCAGAAGATATATTTTGGCCAATATATGTAATAGATGGTCTACATACGATTAGTTCAGGAGACACTGGTAGTTATATAAAAGATTTTATAGATAATTTAACGATAGGAAATGTAGTTACATCTAATAACACTGGAGAATGTTTGGCATATGTTTCTAATATTGTAGCCGAAGACATAGATGATGCTGTATTATTACTAAAAAATAATTTATTAGATTCTAGGCAAAGGCCAGTTGTTTCTAGTGGAATTCAACTAGGTTTTGCTAGTGAAGAGGTTATTAAGGTTTATGAAGATTCCGAAGCTACTAAATGTGTTCTCGGTAATGAAGCTGAAATTATTAGTACATACACGTTCCCGTTTGTTAGTGATTATGATTCTGTTAAAGCAGGTCCAAATTTTAACACAGAAACTAATTACAAGTTAGATAATGTCGCCAAGCCTTTATTAAGAACTAATCCTAAATTATCTGGAAATATAAAAATAGTTACAGATTCTAGCGGTACAGTATATTTAGAGAGTATAAATGCAAGTGAAAAACTAGCAGGAATAAAGTACAAAAAACATCCTATTAATCCAAATGGAAATTACGCTAAAGATGTGGCTTCTTTTTTTAGAGCCACTGGAACTCCATCTGATTTAATTTATTTAACTAAAAGGGCTAATTCTGATTTAACGGTTCATGATTCTTATAATAAACAAGTAGAAGAGGAATATCAATATGGAACAACTTATAATTATTCTAAAAATTATGATGAAGGCTATAAAATGTTTGCACCTATATGGGCAGATAACAATATGCCAAATAATTTTGTAATATTTAAAGTAAAAGATCCTAGTCTATTGGATTCTACTCATACAAATAGTAGTAATGCTGAAAGAATTTCCAGTATGTTGAAAAATGCTGAGATAATTAAATCATTTGATTTATCAAAAGAATCAGATTTAGGAAAATATATCAGAACTCATGTACAACAGGAAACTTTCCCTAAAGCACCTTTAACTGTTTCGTTTAATAAAAATGAAAATACTAATTACAACGGTATAGATTTAAAATCGGGTGAATTAACAAGTAAGGGCGAATATATTTACAAGGATTTTGTAGAAACTGACAAACCTCTTATTGAGGCTAATGATTTTATAACTGATGGTTTTAAAAGAAACGACATGTTATGTGCCAATTTATTGAATTTAGAATTCTTATTCGATGATGATAGTGGAGCAGATTATAGTGTTAGTAGATATTTTGGATTATATGTTGACACAATAGATTCGGGTGTAGGTGAGATTAGTTCTATTAATAATAACAATGTAATTACTTTTGGTAAAATTGATTCATTAGTTGATAGTACAAATCCAGTTACGGCAATCCCTAGTTATAAACAAATGTCTACATCACCAACTTTAGGTTACGTGAAGATAAATGATATTTTCTATAAGATATCAAACACTGGTCTTTATGATCCATTTAAGTTAGAGGTTAAAGTAGACGGTGATAATGAAATTATATCAAATACTATAGGTATTTCACATGTTGGTAGATCTGTCAATTTAACCAGAAATGAAGATCAAGGTTTTGATTTTGTTAAAATGACAATAATAGGAACACCTGATGGTGCTGATAAAATAGCGGTATTAGAATCAAGAGAAGAATCATACAAGTTTACGTTTGTTAAACACACACCTGGAGAACTAATTAATATTGAAATAGAAGACAATGGTGTGATATCTAATTTGTTTAATAATGATGTACAATTAGGTGTTGATTTTGAGACTACTGCAGCTAACATTATAACTACACCAAAAGATGCAAACTTAAATATTACATTTGATTATAATACTAAATCTGTAATTATAACCGAAATCAAAACAAATTTAGGTGATCTTAACATGAGAATCACGGGTGCTATTAGTTCTATTGTTAGGGTTGATCAACTTCAGTCTAATGTTAATTTACAAGACAGAACATATGTTTCTAATTACACATTACCAAAGGGTACTTATAAAGGACAGCAGTTTTCTAATCAAGGGACTACAGGTGATATAGCATCCGCGTTGGCATCCGCAATACATGATGATGATAGTGAATTAGATTCGTATAACGTAGGTTCAGACATTTTTGTAAAAACAAAGATACCTGGTTATAGATTAAATCAACATGTTATATTGGTTAACAAAGAGAACGTTACTGATTTTATCAAAGTAGAAAATGAAGATTTAAATAATATACTAAATCTTAAAGAAAGTAGTAATTCTATAAAAGAAAATTGGAGATCTCATTATTTAAGTGGTGGTAACACACGTAACAGATCGGTGTTTGTTGATAATACTACTTTAAGTGAAATATCTACTGGAGATTATTTAGAAACCAATTATGAGGGTATTTACAATAAGGTATTAGATATTGTTGAAGATATTGATTCTATTGATTCTACTAAATCTAAAATAATATTATCTTTAGATTCAGATATTAATGATGGAGAAACAAGAGTTTTTAATAATAATATAGTACATGTTGGTTTATTCTCAGCATATAATTTATATGATATGGATTTTGATTTTTATGACACTTCAAATTCTGATCTAAAAGAGTTATCTTTAGAAACTAGAGAGAATATAAATTACGAACCATATGAAAATGCTATATTAAACATAGATCCAATTACTTCTGAGTTTAATTCAGTATTAGCTGCGAGTGACATATTTGATGATAATTATGCATTAGAGCCGATTGATTATTTTTCTAATTTATCCGGAATATTATCTGAAGAAACTATAGATGAAGAGTTATCTGAAAATATTACAAGTGAATTTGATAGACTAAAAGAAAACGAGTTAAAAGAATTTGCTACTAAATCTAGAGTAGTTCCTAATATTAACAAATGGGTTTTAAAAGATTCATTAAATATTAAAGAACAGCCATATTATTTGAATATTAATGAGGCCTTTGGTAGAACTAATTTCTCCCCTGATTTAAGTGCGGTCGGTCGTAGTAAAAACGATATGACACATGAATGGTTTTATATGGATAAAAATCCAAAGTATTTAAGATATGATGAATTAAACCAAGGATTTTCATATGTAAACTTCATTGAAGATTTTGAATTAACATCTGATTTATTTAAAAGTACTAAAAACAATTACTTTGATAAATTTATGATTTCTGAAGGATTTGAAAAAAATCTAAATAAAGAAGATCTCGATTCTATATTTCAAAAATTCGGAGAGTACACAGAGGGTTACTTAAATCCTGATGATATTAATAATACATTCTTTAAAACAGAATTAAAGAAGAAGTATACATTGATAGATGGCGGTGATACAAATGCGTTTGCTAACACTATATTTAAGGGTTTAAAGGTTGTATTAAAAAATAGAAAGGAATTTGCCAATAAAACTGCACTTGATTTTGTTAAAAGTAGTGAGTTTAATGGTTATAAATTTAGTGTTTTATTAAAGACAAATACAGATACTGAAACCAATGATATAGAGTTTGAGGTTATTCAAAATAAGAAGTTTAAATTTGTAATATTTTTTATCACAATGAATCTTAGTGATTATTGGGTAAAAGGAAATATGAATAGAAAATTGTTATATGAACTAAATCATAAAATAGTATATGATCATACTAATGAAGATTATATTTATGCTAATACGTCATTTGACGGTGCATTGAATTGGAATCAAGCTGATTTTTCAGGGGATTTACCATATACAATAGATGGCATTACACATATTGATGGAAGTATACCTAAGTTTGATGATCAAATTTTATTGGGAGAGAATGGATTATATGGTGAGGTTTTAATGGATTTATATCCTGAAACACCTGGAAATACAATTTATAAGTTTTCAATTTATACAGTAGAAGATGATAATTCAATTAAAGTACAAGGGAAACCTGTAAACGTAAATGATCCATATGATGTTTTAGATGTTGAGTTTTTACCTAACTATTTACAAAGTAAAATAAAGTATTACTATAAGGACGGAGGTACAAACATACACAAAGCTCTTCTGGAAAAGTTATCTATTAACAGTGTTGCTGAAATGATAAACTTAAATGATGATAGTGTTAAGTATACTACGGTAGAAGAAAATGGAGAAATAAATGCAAATAGATTTACTATTAATTTTGAAGATGGAAATGAAATTGTAAAATATGCAACACTTTCTGTAGAAGAAGATAATGATAAACCGAAAAGTTTTAAATTGTTTAAAGGTATTATTGGTTATAATTTAATTAAATCAAGTGAGGCTGAATATTATCCATTCTTAATAAGACACAGTGGATCATATACTGTAGGATTTAAACCAGTTGTTACATTTACTGACATGTATGCTCATTTTAAATCTAATAGAGTACAAGCCACTGTAGATAACAGAGAGTCTGTATTTGAGTCATTTTTATACAAACATGCCATGAATAACTCATATGAATTAAAAACTGCCAAATCATATTATAATAGATATAATAGATGTGGTACTACGTTCAATGTAGGTCTTATTATAGATAATGATATACATGATTCTAATTGGGGCATTATAAAAAATCATTTTTATCATAAAGTAAATGAAATAAATCCAAACGGTATTACCAAACTCTCAGAATCTTCTGATAAATTACCATTGTACCCTCGTATTAATGAAATCGCTATTTCTAAAAAAGATGTAAACGTATTTAGATCTTCATGGGATGCAAATTATTATACTAGAGCATTATCAGGTGGAAAATCTGAAGATATACCAGGTACATTAGATAATACAGAGGAAAAATCTTATCTTGGATCTACTACGATGAAGATTAAAAACGAGTATGATGTTACTTCTTTTACATATGAAAATGTAGATAGTCAAGAAGATTTAGATTTTATTTTAAAGAATGGTATAAATAAGGCTGAAGTAACTGTATTTGAGGATGAAAAACAAATAGTTGCAGATTTTTATATTACTGATGCTGCTACTAGATTACTAAGAAATGACGGAGTGTTTGATGTAATAAATAAGTATGTGAATGCTGAAGATTCAGCTGGGGATAAAACAACTTTGATCGATGACGCAAATTTCTATATTAATAATAATATTATTGAAAAATTTGTAGTAGATTCTATATCGTTATATACTAGAGACTTTAAAGGAAGACCTTCATCAATAATAAATATAGGTGAAGATATTCGTGCTGGTGGGTTTACACCAGACAACAATTTTAGATTTAAATCTCATAAACAAAAGCCTATGAATTTTAGATTGATATATAATAAAAGATTAGGATATTCTTACGACATTAAACCTATGATAAAAATAAAGTCATAAAATGGCAATTAACATTCAAGAGATACTACACCCGAGTGATTCGAACTCTATTAAGTTTGAAAAAATCAACTATAACTTTGACCAAATATTGGCAAATGGAGGTGGACCTGTCGGTCCCAAGGGACAAAAAGGAGATCAAGGTCAAGTTGGTTCTACTGGACAAAAAGGAGAAAAAGGTGAGATTGGTAATACTGGTTTAAAAGGAGATTCAGGGGCAACTGATAGTCCATGGTATAAAGTTGAATTAGATGCTAATTCAGATGGCCAAAATGAGGTTACTATTCTAAAACCAAAAAGAGGAACTGATTTACAACTTCCTATAATTTGGTTAGGGGATTCTACATTTGAAGAAGATTCTAATGACGGTGATATTTCAACAAATGCAAGATTAACAATAGCAACCGATGGTGTTTTTGCAAATTATCTAAAATTATTTCATGACTCTGTTCATGGTTTAGTATTAACTAGTGAAGAAAGTGGAGCTTATAAAAGATTTGCTTTTAAAAATAATTTTGGTAGCAGTAACATAGAGTTCGGCGCAACTACTAATAAGATATCTTTAGTTGCTACAAGTTCTAATGCTTATTTTCAAGGTGAAGGCGTAACAATTAAAACAACTGGATCAAATAACCTTAGTTTAGAAACTTCTGGTAATGGTATATTGGATGTAGATATAAATGCTGAATTTAAAGGTTACGTAAGGTTGCCTTATGGTGGAACTGGACAAAGACCATTAAATCCACAAGTAGGTATGATAAGATTTAATAGTGATTTAGATATCGCTGAAGCTTATTATTACAACGGTGGTTCACCAGAGTGGAGAGAATTGTGTACAGATTGTGGTAGCGGAGTAGCAGATAGTATTGGAATTATAGGTGGAAACATTGATGCATATGCTGATGGAAGTCCAGTAGTAACTGACACTATTTCTATTGGAGGTGGAAACATTAATGCAAATAGTGACGGGTCACCAAGTTCAAGTGTGCCTAATCCGACTGCAACACCAAATCCAACGGCACAACCAACCCCAGCCCCAACTAGTGGATCGGGTAGTGGTTCGGGACCAAATCCAACTGCAACGCCAACTAGTGGATCAGGCAGTGGATCAGGGCCAAATCCAACTGCAACGCCAACTAGTGGATCAGG